ACGACAACGCGTATCGCATGCGCAAGGGCGAGGTCATCGCCGTCGACGACATCTCCTCCACCACCGGCCTGGTCGTGGAGGTCGGCGACGGCACAACGTGGGTGGCGGTCACCGACTACGACCTCGACCCCGCGAACGCCCTCGCCAAGGACCGGGCGGTGGAAGCTCTGATCCGGCCGCGCGGCTGCTGGTCGAGCTCGCCGCGGGTACGGGTGACCGCACTGTGGGGTTGGCCGTCAGTGCCGGACAACATCGTGCAGGCCACACTGCTGCTGGCGAACCGAAGGTTCATGCGCCGCCGCTCACCGGAGGGCATCACCGGATGGGCGACCGAAGGAGCGGTGCGGGTGTCCCGGTTCGACCCGGACATTGAGGACCTCGTCGGGGACTACGTGCTGCCGGGGATCGGCTAATGCGACTCGACGCGGTGATGGACGAGGTGGCCTCGGTGCTCGCGCAGATCACCGGCCTGCGCGTGTTCGCCTTCCCACCGGACGATCTAACCGACCCGGCCGGCTACGTGTCGTACCCGCTCGCGGTCGACTACGACCAGGCGTACCAGCGCGGTGAGGACGGCTTCCGGGACCTACCGATCGTGCTCGTCGCCGGCCGGGTGACCGAGCGTTCCACCCGGGACACGGTGGCCGGGTGGGCGGCCGGCGACGGCCCGCAGTCGGTCAAAGCCGCGATGGAGGCCCACACGTGGACGTCGTGTGACGACCTGACCGTGACGTCGTGTGAGTTCGACGTCGAAACCATCGCCGGGACGCAGTATCTCGCCGCGATGTTCAAAGCCACTGTTGTAGGCCCCGGAGAAGAGGACTGATGGCCACCACCCTGAAAACCGTTGTCACGGCGGAGATCGCGGCGACGTTCAAGAACCTGCTCGACCTGTCCACGCCTGTCGATAGCATGAAGAAGACCGCGAAGATCCAGCTCGCGAACGGTACGGGCAGCAGCCAGGCTGACCTGATCTTCCACGACACACGCACGCTGGCGGCGTCCGGCACCGAAGACCTCGACCTAGCCGGTGTGCTCGCCTCCTCGTTCGGTGCCACGCTGACCTTCGTGGAGTTGCGCGCCATCTACGTCAAGGCGGCCGACGCGAACACGAACACCATCAACGTGACCCGGCCCGCATCCAACGGGGTGCCGCTGTTCCTGGCCGCGTCGGACGGTATCCCGATTCCGCCGGGTGGCGTGTTCATGTGGTGCTGCCCCGCGGACGGCAAGGTCACGGTCACGGCGGCTACGGGCGACCTGGTCACGATCACGAACGCGGCGGCCGGCACCCCGGTCACGTACGACGTCGTGATCCTCGGCGCGAGCAGCTGAGGAGGCGTCGTGGCGCGCAAGCACAGCAAGTTCACCGTCATCCTGGTCGACGGCAACGACGTGTCCACGGACTGCACGGACTCCAACTGCGAGCAGTCGTCCGGCACCGAGGACAACACGACGTACGGCAAGAACGCCGTCGTCAAAGACGCGACCCTGCTCACCGGGGCGTTCGGCTGTTCCGGCAAGTACAACGACGAGTCGACCGGGCCGCGGGCGGTACTCAAGCCGCTGGTCGGCACGAAGGTCAACGTCCAGTACCGGCCGGAAGGCACCGGCTCCGGCCTGCCTCAGGACTCCTTCGACGCGGTCATCACCAAGTACACCGAGACCGCCCCGACCGCCGGCTACCGGCTGTGGTCGCTGGAGACCGAGCCGTCGGACGAGTGGGACTCCGCCAACCAGGCGTAAGGGGAAGGGCCATGGACAAGGCAGCACTGCTGGTCGACCGGGTCACCGACAGGACCGCCGAGGTGGAGATAGAGGGCGTCGGCACCGTCGTCGTCCGATCGCTGTCACGACACGAGATGATCACCGGCGGCAAGATCGAGGGCAGCGCCGAGCAGGAACGCTACATCCTGTCGCGGGCCATGGTCGACCCGCCGATGGGCGAGCACGACATCGCCGCGTGGCAGAAGTCCTCGCCGCCCGGAGAGATCAACGCCGTCGCGATGAAGGTCAACCAGCTGTCCGGCATCGGGAAGGGCGCCGACAAAAGCAGCGTATGAGGCGTTCGACGCCGACGGCTCGCTGGAGTTCGACCATTACCTGTGCGAGCGGCTCGGCTGGCGGTCGGTGGATGAGATGCGCGAGCAGATGTCGGCCGGCGAGTGGATGCGCTGGTGGGTGTACTACGCGCGCAAGGCGCAGCGGCAAGAGCTGGAGATGGCGAAAGCGAGGGGGTGAACAGGTGGACGACCTGAAGATCGGCGTCCAGGGCCTGGCCAAGCTGAACAAGGGCTTACGCGCCATCGACAAAGAGGCCCCGAAAGAGCTTCGCCTCGCCCTGAACTCCGCGGCCGGCCTGCTCGTCGACCATGCACGGCCGAAGATCCCCTCGTTGACCGGCGCTGCCCGGCGGTCGCTGGTGGCCCGGTCGACGCGCACGACGGCGCGGGTTGCCGTGGGTGGCAAGAAGGCCGCCTACCTGCCGTGGCTGGACTTCGGCGGGCAGGGCCGCCGCCCAGGTCGGCCCGCGGCGCGGCCATTCCTGCGTGAGGGCCGCTACATCTACCCGACCCTGCGGGAGATCCGCCCCCGCATCGAAGCCCAACTGCAGGAGTCGCTCGACGCCGTCATCCGCAACGCCGGCCTGGACGCCGACTGATGGCCGGCAACACGCTCACCCTGGAATTCGCGGGCGATTCCACGAAGCTGGAGAAGGCCGCCCAGCGCAGCGACAAGGCCATCGAGCAGGTCGGCAAGTCGGCGACCTCCGCGGGCGACGACTTCAAGAAGAGCGCCGCGGAGTCCACCAACTTCAACGACAAGATCGGCAAGCTCGGCGCGGGCGTGTCCGGCATGACCGACGCCGTGGACTCGGCGGGCGCGGCCGTGCAGGGCCTGGCCGACCTGCAGCAGGCCGGCGCGCAGAAAGCCCAGCGGCTGGCCCGGGCCAGCAATGATGTGGAGCAGGCCCAGGAGGATCTGAGCCAGGCGTTGCGCGACGGCCAGCAGGCCACGATCGACTCCGGTCAGGCCGAGGTCGACCTCAAGCAGGCCCGCCTCGACCAGAAGACCGCGCTCGACGACTACAACCAGGCGGTCAAGGAGCACGGGGCGAACTCCGATGAGGCCAAGCAGGCGCAGATCGACCTGGCGCAGGCCGGCATCGACGTCAAGCAGGCCACCGAGGATTCGGCCCAAGCGACCCGGGATGCGGCCCAGGCCAACATCGACGGCAGAGGCGCGCAGCTGGACCTCAACGAAGCGATGACCGAGGCGCACCCGCCGGAGCTGCAGCAGTGGGCCGACAACATCGGCATGATCACGCCGCTGCTGTCCGGGCTGATCGGGATCGTCGGCCTAGTCACCGCCGCGCAATGGGCATGGAACGCCGCCCAGCTCGCCTCGCCGCTGACCTGGATCGTGCTGGCGATCGCCGCGGTGATCGTGATCGTGGTGCTGCTGGTGAAGCACTGGGACAAGGTGAAGGCCGCCGGCGCCGCGGCGTGGGGCTGGATCAAAGACGCCGCCTCCAACGCGTGGGACTTCATCAAGAAGATCCCCGGCTGGATCGGGTCGGCGTTCAAGAACATCGCCGGCTTCATCAGCCTGCCGTTCCGCACGGCGTTCAACTTCATCTCCGACGCGTGGAACAACACGATCGGGCGGCTGTCCTGGACGGTGCCCGGCTGGGTCCCGGGCATCGGCGGCAACACCATCAGCGTGCCGCACCTGCCGCGCTTCCACTCCGGCGGAACCGTGCCCGGCGTCCCGGGCACCGAGGTTCCCATCCTGGCCATGGGCGGGGAGACGGTGGGCTCCGGCGGCAGCAACGTGCTGGAGATCCGCGGCGACGGCTCGGCCATCGCCGACGCCCTGATCGAGATCCTGAGCAAGGCCTCCCGGCGCGGCGGCAGCAACGTGCAGATCGTCTTCGGCGGCCGCAATGCCTAGCCAGGACGTCGCTGTCAGCCTGTTCTACGACGGCGCCTGGCAGGGCGTGGACACCGAGGTGTTCACCGCCGAGAAGATCAAGATCACGCGTGGGGACGGCGACGAAGGCGCCGCGCTGCGCCCGGCGAAGGTGACGCTGACCTTCGACAACCGCACCGACAAGTACCGCCCGTCCAACCCCGAGTCCCCGCTGTACGGCAAGGCCGGCCGGAACACGCCGCTGCAGGTCGCCGTGGACGACATCGAACAAACGACGGTGGAGGCGACCAGCTGGGAGCCCGACCAGCCGCTGTCCACCGATCGGACCAAGGGCCGCTGGTCGGTCGACCTGGAGGCGTACGGCCTGCTCGGCCGGATCTCGCAATGGTCGGATCCGCTGCGCTCCCCGTTCTACCGCTTCAACCTGGCCACCTACGGGCCGGACGGAACCGACACGCTCGTCGGCTACTACCCGTGCGAGGACCCGCGCGACGCCCGGAAGCTGTTCAACGCCGTCCCCGGCGGCGCCGGCGTCTTCCTGCGCAACGTCGGTTTCCAGTCCCAGCAACGGTTCGCGGGCTCCGACCCGCTGATGGACCTCAACACCGACGGGTTCGTCACCGGCACCTTCGCCACGCGTGGCGTGGACGCGGGATGGCAGTTCTCCTGGACGATGCGCTATGCCGAGCTGCCCGGTGCCGGCCTGTTCAGCATCGTCAACGTCACCACCACGACCGGGGTCATCTACGAGCTGTCGTTCGAGGACGGTGTGAACCTGTTCCTGACCGTCGGCAACACGGTGATCGGCACCGTGGTCGCCTCCGGTGTCGGGTTCGGCAGCGCCGATTTCACGCTGTGGCACATGTTCCGGATGAAGGTGACCCAGAGCGCCGGCACCGTGTCGGTCGAGGTTTCGTGGATGCAGGAGGACGGCGACGGCTTCCACGGCTTCACCTGGACCTACGCGGGCACCACGACCGGTGAGCTGAAGCTGTGGGGCCTCACCCGCGATGTCGAGGCCACCTTCGGGCACATCCTGGGCGTGACGACCGGCGCCGACGACCTCGAGGGTCCGCGGGTCGATGCGTTCCACGGCCATCCGGGCGAGCCGGCCGGCACCCGTTTCCTGCGGCTCATGGACGAGCTCGGCCTGAACGCCACCCTGCTCGGCGTGGAGGCCGACACGTGGCCGATGGGCCCGCAGCGCGGCGACACCTTCCTGAACCTGCTGCAGGAGATGGCCCGCACCGACGACGCGTTGATCTTCGACAGCCGCGACGAGATCGGCCTGACCATGCGCGGCCGGGTCGACCGCTACAACCAGACGCCCGTGCTGGAGCTGACGTTCGGCGTCGACGTCGCCCCGCCGTTCAAGGAGATCCTCGACGACCTGGACACCCACAACCGGGTCACCGTGTCACAGCGCGACGGCGGCGACTACGAGGCCATCCTCGCGACCGGGGACATGTCGGTGCAGCCGCCGCCGGACGGGGTCGGCGAGTACAAGCAGAAGGTCGACGTGTGCACCGAAGACGAGGACGCCGATCTGCCCGTGCTGGCCGGCTGGTGGCTGAATCGCGGCACCCTAGCCCGGTCCCGGTATGCCAGCGTGACCGTGAATCTCGGCGCCAACCCGGAGCTGGCCGACGCCTGCAACGCCCTGGACATCGGTGATCTGATCACCGTGGCCGGCTACGAACCGGACCCGGTGCCGCTGATCGTCATCGGCCTGGTCGACACGATCGGTTGGCACAACAAGCGGATCACCCGCAGCGTCACGTTCACCACCCGGCCGGCGGACCTGTTCCTGCCCGGCGTGTACGGCACGGCTCGCTACGACTCGGGCAGCACCACGACCGGCAGCACGAGTTACGCCCCGTCGGCGACGTCGATCGTGTTCTCCACGACCGTCCGCGGCGACGTCTGGGCCACGACCGGCAACGGCACCCCGTACGACTGCGTGTGCGCCGGCGAAAGGTTCACCGTGACCGCGATGGGTGCCGTGTCCGGGACGGGCCCGTATCTGCAGACCGCGACCGTGCGGCGCGGCGCGAACGGCATCAACAAGACGCTGCCGGCCAACGCGGAGATCCACGTCGCCACACCCGGGAGGTATGCGCTGTGACCGCCTACACGCTCGTCGCGGCCGGAGCGCCGATCAACGCGTCCACCGCCAACGACATCATCGGTGCGAGCCTCAACCGGGTGGTGGCGCGGGCGCGGCGCACCACCGCGAAGACGCCGATCACCACCGAGTCCGGGTTTCTGCGTCTCGACGACATCCCGGTGATCAGCGGGCGGACCTACGAGATCTGCACGTCGCCGCTGACGCTGGATTCGTCGGTCGACAATGAGGTCGGGGTGGCCAGGATTCGGGCCGTGCAGAGCGCATCGGTGGGGACCCCGGCCACGACGTCGAGCACCCAGCTCGGTCAGATGCGCGAATTCCAGGACGCCAACGCCAACGCCGACCTGAACACCATTCAGGTCTACTACTACCCCGTGGCGGACGGGTTCCTGTCCGTGCTGCTGTCCGCGGCCCGCATCACCGCGCTGGGCACGTTCCAGTTCTTCGCGAGTGCGACCGAGCCGTGTGACCTGATTGTGCGGCAACTCGGCACCGATCCCGGAGACACTGGAGTGTCCCTATGAGCTGGTATCTCGCGCCCGCCCTGGTCGACCTGCGCGCCGAGCTGGACGCGCTGGCCCCGGACCGGGACCGCCGCTCCGACGGCACGATCGGCGATGCCGCGCACCAGGCCACCGACAGCAAGCACAACCCGAACGCGGCCGGGGTCGTGCGGGCGTTCGACGGCGACAAAACCGGGCCGTGGCCGGCTGGGATCACCTTCGACCGGATCGTGGCCACGGTGGTCGACCGGCATCGCCGCGGCCTGGACGACCGGCTGCAGAACGTCATCTGGAACCGGCACATCTGGTCGCGGTCGTGGGGCTGGACGCAGGAGCCGTACGACGGGCCGTCGGCGCACACCGAGCACGGCCACTTCGAGGTCCGCGACTCGGCGGCCTACTGGAACAAGCGCGGCCCGTTCGGGCTGCTCGAGCTGGAGGATTTCATGACCGACGAGGACATGCGCAAGCTGGCCGGCTACATCGGCGACGCGGTCGCGGACCGGGTGTTGCACGCCGACGTCATCCCGTACACCAGCGCGGCCGGGGTCGCGGA